ACGTGGTACACAAATCACCGCACAAGACTTGGACGATGAAGACTTCAGCCTGACAATTGACAAAGCTAACTACTTTGCATTTAAGGTTGATGACATTGAAGAGGCACACTCACACGTTAACTTCCAGTCTCTGGCAAGTGATCGTGCTGCGTATCGCCTTGCTGACCAGTTTGACCAAGACGTTCTTGGCTACTTGTCAGGCTACACTCAGTCTGCACTTCATGCAAATGCTGACACAGCTAACACTACCGTTAACGGTACAAAGGCTATTGCAACTGCAGGTTCAGACGAACTTCTTGCTTCAATGAAGCTGGAAGCTGATGACTTTGGTGGTTCAGCCGGTTCATCAATTGGTATTCAGCCACGTGCCGGTGGCGCAACTTCTGCAACTGTTGGTTCAGGTAACGCCAACGCACTGCAGATTGTTGCTCGTATGGCTCGTAAGTTGGACCAGCAGAATGTTGATACACAAGGCCGTTGGCTGGTTATCGACCCTGTATTCAAAGAAATCCTCATGGACGAAGACTCACGTCTGTTCAATGCTGATTTCGGTGGGTCAGGTCTGCAGAATGGCTTGGTGCTGAATAACCTGCATGGTTTCCGTATCTACGTGTCTAACAACCTTCCTGTAATTGGAACTGGTCCATCAACAACTGGTGGTACTAACGCTTCTAACTACGGCGTAATGGTTGGCGGTCACGATTCTGCTGTTGCAACTGCAGAGCAGATTAACAAGACTGAAACCTACCGTGACCCTGACAGCTTTGCTGACATTGTTCGTGGTATGCATCTGTACGGTCGCAAGATTCTTCGTCCTGAAGCACTTGTGAACGCTAAGTACAACTTGGTATAGGGGGGATTTAGACAATGGCTACTCTTTCACAAACCGTTGCTAAAGGTGTTCGTGTTTACGAAGCCGAAGTAACCCTTCCTACCGCAAGCGGTACAGTAACTGCTGTTAGCATCCCAGCTAACTGCATGGTACTTGCTGCTGGTGCAGTTATCACTGAAGCATGTGCTGGTTCATCTGCTCACGTTGCTGACTTGTCAATCGGGTCTGCAGACATCGTGACTGCAATCGACCTGCAAGCAGGTTCAGTTGGTGACATCGTTACCGAAGCTGCTGTACCACAAGGTACAACTGCTGCCGATACCATTGACGTTGTTTCAACTGTCACTGGTACAGGTACTGCCGGTAAAGCACGTGTCTACGCACTTGTTGTAGACATGTCAGCCCCACGCACTGCTGATGAAGTAGATCGTGATACACTTGCCTAAATAGTTGAGGGGGCAGGGCAACTTGCCCCTTCACTTTTTTATTAAGGACATAACATGGCATATGATTTTCTTGGCTTAGTAAACGCAGTAAATAGAAGGCTGAATGAGGTAGAACTCAGTTCAGCTAATTTTGCAACAGCTACAGGTTTTTATTCACAAGCTAAAGATGCAGTCAATGCCTCTATTAGATATTTAAATCAGTCAGAATATTTCTGGCCTTTTAACCACAACACACAAGAAACAACTTTAGTTGCTAATCAAAGCCGTTATGCTTTTCCAGCTGACGCTAAAGTAATTAATTTTCAAACTTTTCGTATTAAAGAAAACACTTCACTTGGTAATGCAACAACTCGTTTAACAGAAATTGCATACGAAGATTATTTAGATAGATATGTAGAGCAAGAATATAGTGCATCTCTTGGACAAGGTATACCAACACAAGTAGCGCAAGCCCCTAATTTAGAATTTATTATGACACCAGAGCCAGATAAGGCATATGAACTGGTATATGAGTACTATAGTTTTCCAACAGACTTAGCTGTAGCAACAGATGTTCCAACAATCCCGGAACGGTTTCAACATATTATTGTAGATGGTGCTATGCACTATGGTTATCTATTTAGAGGTAACACTCAAGATGCGCTAGTTATGAAGGAAAAATTTGACGAAGGTATCAAGCATATGCGTTCACAGCTTATTAATAGAACACCATACGTAAGGTCGTATATGCTTACTGGTGCCACAGGTGGAGCAAGCACAGGCTTCGGTATTTAAGAGGCTATCACAATGGATGCATGGCAAACATATCCAGTTGAGTTTCGTGGTGGTCTAGTAACAAACCTTTCTCCTCTGCAGCAAGGTATTAACGCACCGGGTAGCGCACGAATACTACGTAACTTTGAACCTTCAGTAGAGGGTGGTTACAGACGTATTGAAGGATACGATAAATACGATAGTGCTATTATCCCACCTTATGGCGCACCAGTTGTACACGGGGATGGACAAAGCGGTACTACTCTTATACTTGCTGCCATACATACACAACCAGATGCCGGAGATGTTTTTTCTTTAGACGGTGGATTGGTAGCTGGTGCAGGTCAAATCGGAACATCATTAGATGTAGATGGATTAGATGTTGCGCCATCAGTTAATGATACATTTACTATTGATGGCGATGACACTGTATACACTGTTACTGCTGCTACAGCTTTAGTCGGAACTGCGTCTACATTAACAATAGACCCAACACTTACTTTATCACCTGAAGATAACGCAGTTCTTAGTTTTAGATACACAGTTGCATCTGGCGGTGTAGTATATGATGCTACAAATAACAGGGCAACTCTTACCTTAGATCAAACTATTGTAGCTAATCCGTCAAATGCGGATAGTGTTACTTTTATAAGCACAGCATCTAATTATCTAGCTATTGGTGTAGCTGCGTGGGAAGATAGTGCTATTGTTTCTAAAAATGCAGACATATTTAGAACAAACGGTTCCGGGTTTACTAAGATTAATGTTCCCGATTACGGAACGCCACTTGTAAATGGTGGTAGCCAAACTGGTAGTACTCTTATAATTGATGGTTTAGATTCTGCACCACAAGCAGGTGACGCATTTAAAATTAATGGCGTTGATTTAATTTATACAGTTACGGCAAACGCAACAGTAACGTCCGGTGGAACAACATTATCTATTGATCCAGCACTTGCAAGTAGTCCTGCAGACAATGCCGTAATTACTTTTTTATCTACAAGCAGAGAAGGTGCCAACAAAACAAAGTTTGCTAAATACAACTTTAATGGCACAGAAAAAATTGCAATTGTAGACGGTTTAAATGAACCCGCACTATACGATAATGTTACATTTACTGTACTGCTTGATGCACCAACAGATGTTATAGGCGCAACACTTGTAGCAGAAGTTAAGAACCATTTATTTTTTGCCAAAGGTTCTGTAATTACGTTTACTGCACCATATACAGATAATGATTTTTCTGTAGCAAATGGATCAGGCTCTATTAATGTAGGCGGCGTAATTACAGCACTAGCAGTATTCCGGCAACAGCTTATTATCTTTACTGAATCTAGTATTCACCAACTAACTGGCAATACAATTGCAGACTTTACACTTCAGCCAATTACAACAGATATTGGGTGTATTGATTCAGATACTGTGCAAGAAATTGCTGGTGACATTATGTTTCTTGGTCCAGACGGACTTAGACTATTAAGCGGTACAGATAGAATTGGCGACTTTGGACTAGCTTCTGTATCTAAAAGTATCCAAAGTGTTATGACAAGTTTTGTTGCTTCTAATACGTCTTTTACAAGTTGTGTCGTTAGAGAAAAATCACAGTATAGAATATTTGGATATAATAATAATATCACACAAGAAAATGCTCAAGGCGTTTTAGCTACGCAATTTGCGCCACAAGGCGGTGAAGGAATGGCTTGGGCAGAGACACGTGGAATACGTGCTTACGTAGCAGATAGTCATTATAATCAAAATGTAGAGTATGTTTTCTTTGCTAATAATGATGGTTACTTGTATCAAATGGAAAGTGGCAATTCGTTTGATGGTTTAAATATTAAAACCACATTTGCTACGCCACATTTGCCAATTAGTGATCCACGTAAACGTAAAACATTTTACAAATTGTTTTTGTATACTGACCCACAAGGTAGCGTTGCGTTTGATGTAAGTTTAAAGTTAGACTTTGATAGTCAGGGTACAATTCAACCGGCACCAATTAGCATCTTAAATACGCAAGGTACTGTTGGTTTCTTTGGTAGCGGTATATTTGGTATTACGAGATTTGGTACGAAGCTACTTAAACTATTCCAAACACAAGTTGTTGGTTCAGGATTTACTGTGTCATTTCAATTTGAATCAGACGATCAAAACCCCCCTTATTCAATTGATGCGCTAACAGTTGAATACGGATTAAACGATAGAAAGTAGGAACTATGGGACAAGGCTACACTAGAAACGATACCATTAATAATATTGCTGATGGTAACATTATTAACGCCGCAGACTTTGATGGTGAATACGATGCCATTGAAGCAGCGTTTAACAGTAGCACAGGACACTCGCACGATGGTACGTCAGGCGAAGGTGGTCCTGTTACTGTGCTTGGACCTGCCCAAGACTTTGTAGCAAGTACCACAGAGATTAAACCTAAGACTACTAATACGCTAGACATTGGCACAAGCCTTCTTGAGTTTAAAGATTTATATTTAGCTGGCACGGCTAATCTTGTAGATGTAACTACCACTGGTGATGTAACGCTTACGGGTGCAGCTAATAATATTGTGTTTGATGCTAGTGACAACGCATTAGAGTTTGCTGACAACGCTAAAGCTGCTTTTGGTGATGCAACAACACCAGATTTACAAATCTATCACGATGGCACAGACAACTATATTGAATCCAATGCAGGTGAACTATATATACAGGGTGATGGTATTACACTCCGTAGCGATACTGACACCGAAACTTATGTTACAATGGATAAAGATGGTGCTGTAGCTTTATACTACGACAACAGTAAAAAGTTTGAGACAACAGCAACAGGTGTTGCTATTACAGGCAGTCTTGCACTAGACGGTATACACCTTGATGACAACGAAAAACTTACGTTTGGTGATAGCGTTACACCTGAGTTAGAAATATTTTATGACACTGCTAATAGTTACATTAGAGATAATGGAACTGGAAGTCTTAAACTAATGTCGGACCAAGTTGAGATTGTAAATGAAGCAAATACCCAATTTATGGCTGTATTTGCTGAAGCTGGTGCCGTAAACTTATATCATAATGGTACTGCTAAATTTGCCACAGACGCAGATGGTGTAGATGTAGTAGGTCAGATTGATGTCAGTACAGATGTAAACTTAACAACAGATGGTAGTGCCATTAAACTTGGTGCAAGCGAGGAAGTAACACTTACACACGTGCATGACGTAGGTGTACTGCTTGATGTAGAAAATGCTACAACTAATGGTGTCACAGACGTACTAAAGCTGCAAGCTAAAAGCACAGGCACACCTGCTGTTGGTATTGGTGTTGGCGTTGAGTTCTCAACTGAGACTGCAGCAAGTACAATCGAAACAGGTGGTGTAATTGAATCCGTAGCTACTGGCTTGACACCTACGGCTGAAGAGTTTGACATGGTATTTAAAACTATGTCAGCAGGTGCTACTGCAGCAGAACGCTTAAAGTTGAATGGTAGTGGTGCAACTATTGGTAACATCAATGTTGATGGCAATACTATTATCAGCACAGATACAAATGGTGATATTAACTTAACACCTAATGGTACTGGTGAAGTAAACATTTCAAAAGCAGACATTGATGCTGGTACTATTGACGGTGTTACAATTGGTACAGCTAGTGCAGTAACAGAACTGCAGGTAGACAATCTTAACTTAAACGGTAACGCCATTACGTCTACAGATACTGATGGTAATATTGCAATTACACCAAATGGTACTGGCGAAGTTGACATTACTAAAGTAGACATTGCTGCTGGTGAAATTGATGGTACAGTAATAGGTGCTAACAGCGCAGCTGCTGGTACATTCACTAACCTAACTGCAAGCACAGACTTGACACTTGCTACTGGAGCAACTGTAACAGCTATTCTTGATGAAGATACACTATCGTCCAATAGCGACACGGCTCTTGCTACGCAGCAATCTATTAAAGCATACGTAGATGGTAGTCTTGGTGCAGCTAGTAATGTGACAGATACAGGTATTACGTTTGATGGTGCTACAACAGGAGACGGTATTACAACTACTCTTGCTATCACTGACCCAACAGCAAACAGAACTTTTACATTTGGGGATGAATCAGGTACAGTATCTACACAGGCATTTGCAAACGGCGCAGCAGTTGCACTAGCCATTGCATTAGGATAATAAAAAGTACTTGACAAACCATTAGGAATATGGTATAATTAGTATACATTTGGAGTAGAATATGGCAAACGCTTTTTTATCAGAGACAGTAACAGCAGTAGGGACTACAACATCCCCTCGTACTGCAATATATACCTGTCCAGCAGACACAGAAACCACCATCATTGGTCTGAGTATCTCTAATATTGTAACATCACAGATTCTGGTAGACGTACAGCTTGATGCTTCAGCACGTACATCCGGCGCAGAATCTGCAGTGTTCCTTGTTAAAGAGGCTCCGGTTCCAGTTGGTGGTTCTTTAGTTGTGGTTGGTGGCGATCAAAAGGTAGTATTGGAACCCGGAGACGTTCTTCGTGTAAGTTCAGATACTGCATCATCTGCTGACGTTGTTCTCAGCCATCTTGACATTACATAAGGAATAAAGTATAATGCCTTATCTTGGTAATATACCAGCGATTAATTATAGCACAGTATCCTATCAGGATTTAACTGGCGGTACAGGGACTAGCTTTACCTTAGACCATGCCGCTAGTTCTGCTCAAGACATTGAAGTGTTTGTAAACAATGTTCGCCAAGAACCCGGCGTAGCCTACACTGTAGCTGGTACTGCATTGACAATGACTGGTAGCATTGTAGCTACTGACGATTTCTATGTCGTGTTCCAAAGCAAAGCCCAGCAGACTGTAACTCCGGGTGCTGGTACAATTACACAGGCAATGCTTTCACCTAGCCTATCTCTTGGCGCAGGTTACTTTCAAGGCG